TTTTTCCTTACCCCCATCAGCACACCAGCCGTGTAGTCTGGGTCTCCGCTTTCCTTATCGGCCGTGGCGGCGAGATCCCATGCCCTGCAGATATTTTCGAGATCTTTTGGGATGCTTTCGATCATGTCAACTTGCGTCCGGTTGAAATACAGACCGGCTGCGGGCTTGATCTTCCAGTTGCCGTTAAGCAGCCGTTCCCTTTCTACCTCTGCCAGTGCTTTCAGGTTGGCAAGGTACTGCGGGTTTGCCGCCATCAGGGCCTTGTTATCATATACGGTGGACATGATAAACGTGACTGACTTCGGCTCTTCCTTTTCCTCAGGGGTTTTCAGGTCAAACTGCTCCCAGAGATCTTCTTTCCTGTCGGCCCAATAGAGCTGTTCGTTCCTCCTTATGAACCACCTGATCTTCCCGGAGCGTTCCGGTATCGGATACCCGGTATCCTGATCTATCCACCATTCAATAAACTTTGCCACCCAGCTGTCAGAATCCGGGTTGCATGTTGCCCTGACATAAGGCTTTACACCACAGACAGAACGGTTTCTGGACAGCATGTAAAAGAACTGCTTTGAGGTGAAGTGCGTCAGTTCGTCAAAGCCAATAGCGCACAGCTGTGATCCCTGCCACGATGCAAGGTTCTCATCCCTGTCTATATGGGCAAACGTGATCTTGGACGTTACGTTTACTCCATCGTTTGAAAATCTCCATTCAGACCGGCTGAGTGAGGGATACGCCCCGGGGATATTCGAATACATCTTGCTTGCTTCGTCCCACAGGCCGCCTTGCGAAAAAATCTGATTGAAGTTTCTCCTGAAAATTGTGAGTCCGAAACCCGGAACACGGATATGCCTTAACGGGGTCAGGAGCAGCCCATACGTTTTTCCACCGCCTGCTGCACCGCCATATATTACAATGTCAGCGTTCGATGCGAGGAAGTCCCATTGTGCCCCGGGCTGTGGCGATATTACTATCTTTGACATTTCACAGCCCTTCCACCTTTATCAGTCTTCTCTGCTATTGAAAATGTCCTCAGCCTCAGATTGCGATATGGCTGAAGCTCCCGGTGCTCCCCTCCCGTCATCAGGCAGGACAATCATGATCTCATTACGGGTAGAATCAGCTTCCCCGGATACCGGGATGCCGGACTTGTTCATGGCATCGACCCTTGCGATGCTTTCCCGTTCTTTCCTGAGTTCGGAAGCATCAAAGCCACCATACCGCATCAGGGCCTCAAGCAACCTGATGTCCCCGGTCTTGAGCCAGTCCGTATAGCACTTCACCCATGTGGCGGTCATGTTGCTCTGGGCGCCATCAGGCACCCCGATGTTCTCCAGATTGTTTTTAACCGACCCTACAGCGTCCATTGACATGATGAACTGGATGGTCTTTTTGGCGTCTTTCCTGAGCTTTCTCATCTCTGCGGATTTCTTGCCTCCAAGGCTTCCACGCCTCTTTGCTTCCTCTGTGCTGAGATCGCCCTTCTGGATCGGTATCAAATTGGCGTCCTGTTTGGGATTTCTTGCCATAATACAACCTCCAAAAAAGGCCACGGATCAATGTCCATGGCCTTTTCGTTATTTAAAAATCAATTCTATTGCTTTCCTTGGTTCCGGGTTCGGGATCCAGTCGTAAACCGTCCCCGTCTCCGTGAACCCACAGCCTTTCAGTATGTGGAGGGATACCTTGTTCTTTTCCCACACGCAAGCCGTAACCGGGAGGATTCCACTGCATATGCATTTTATCAGTGCTTCAGCCACAATGGCCTTGCCGTATCCCTTTCCTCTTTCGGACGGCCTGATGCTGTATCCGATCATTCCATTCGCCGGGTAGTTGACCTTTATGCTGATTCTCAACATCCCGACAAGCCTGTCTCCGACCATAAGGCCGAATCTCCTGTTCCGCAGGTCATTCTTCTTGGAATGATAATAGCTGTCTATGTCGGTTGACTCCAGCTCCCACAGGACATTCTCCTTCTCCCCATGATCCCGGAATTCTTCCCAGTATCCAAGTACCAGATCCTTATCGAGATCCATGAGGCTTACGAGGATCATGTCATTTGATCTCGGGGAAATCTTTTCCGTTGTGGGTAGGATCCGTCTCCTTTCCTTCCATGAAGGCTTTCCATCTGTCGTCATAGTCTTTTGGGATTTTGTATCCGTTTGCCCTGCTTCTGTCATAGTATTCTCCGAAGCTCCCATAATCGAACAGGTTCATCTGCCTCGGTTCAAGGGCTTCATTCTCCTCAATGAAAAAGTCCAGCCTTGTCTTCCCTTGTCTCTTACCCTTGTAGGTATGGACGTCAAACACATAATCCGGTACTTTCAGCATTGCCTCATGATCCATGTGCCACTTGACCTCATCGTAATCTATGAGGTCCATCTTTTCTTCCTCTGTCAGTTTTGGGTTGCCCCAAAGGAAGTTGCAGGCTACATAATCCGCATCCCTGTTCTTTCTTGCCATGCATAGCAGCGTGATGGCTTTTGCCGTGAAGACCATGTTGCAGGCTTCAGGCTTTTTCTTCCCGTTCACGCTCTCATCTGCCTGACATAATGCCATGATCTCCTTGGTCATTATGCCATAGCAATCCTCTGCTGATACAGTAAGAAGCCTGTTCCACATCAGCTTCCTGTATGACGGGTAAAGTTCTGCTGCAGCGTATGCCGCATGCGGTATGTCGCATCTCCTTATTGCCTTCTGGATCATGGAAGACATTTCATAGAGTGAATACCCATTCTTGGTTGTCGGACATTGGTTCATGGTTGTTGCCTCCTCGATAGTAATTTTACATTATCATTGTAGCATACTAACCATGCATATCAATTCACGCAGAGGTAGCCCCTGAACATGTCTATTTCACTCTCAGGCTTGCGGAGGCACTTGCCGGTATCAGCATCATAGACGCCAAGCCGTGGCGTGATAAACTGCCTTGCTGTGACAAGGGAATAAGCGCCAATGTTCTCAAAGACGATTGTGTCCCCGACGCTCAGCTCACCCTTGAATCCACGGACCAGTACGTCTATCTCCGTGCAGGTCGTCCCGACGAGATTGGCGTTTGCCAGTTCTACCGTCTTACCGGATCCTGTCCTGATGATGTGGAACGGCTTCGTGATCCTGTTCGCATCACAGTTGTAATCGAATGCGGTTGCAGCACCGTTTATATCCAGCTGGACGTACTCCCTGTCACCGATCCTCTTGATCCCGGTAACATGGCTCACGCAGTCCATTGCATTGCCGATCAGGCCTATCCCCGGTTCTACAATCAGCTTTACGCTGTTGTCCGGGAATTCGCTGGCGAACAGTTTGCCAATGGCCTCACCGTATTCGGAGTAGGTGTTTGGTCTCCGGCTGAATTGCTTCATCAGGCTTTCCGGCATCTTCCCCCACATACCGCCGCCGAGGTCAATGTAACCTGCCCCGTAATCTTTTGCGGCCTTGGCAAGGTAAGCGGCCCTCTTCTCCCAGTACCGTACATCCCGTATACCGTGGACATGGCTGTGGAATCCAGCGAGGCTGACGTTATTGCTTTCTCTGATCCGTTTGATAATCTCCTCGAAGTCTGGGCCGAACATATCAATGCCGAACCTTGACTCCGTTCCCATTACGGAATCGAGGTTCACCCGGATGCCTACCTGAACATGGAGATTGCCGTTCTTCGCTGCCCGCTCGATTCTTTCATAGTCCCCGAGGCTGTCTACGTTCACCATCCCGTTTCCAAGTAGGACAGTGATCTTCTTTTCGGAAGGAATAACTCCATTCCATATGATCCTTGAATCCGGGAACCCAAGCAGTCTGGCATATTCGTACTCGTAATGAGAAACCACCTCGGCATAACCGCCGCATTCCAGAACAGACTTGCATGCAGCCTTCAGGTAGTTTGTCTTGAAGCTGTAGCCTATAGCGAAGTTCTTATAGTGCTCCGTGTACGCATCGTATAATTCCCTGAGATTCTTCCTGAACTCCTGAGTGTGGAAGATATAGTGAGGCTCAGCGTTGGACCTTGATTTGCCCGATGTTTCGCTTCTTGTTGTATACATAATACTTCCCCCACTTATTTCTCATCGCCTCTGTGAATTCCAGAAACGCCCGGCGGTCATTTTTCGCACCATCGTTCGTGTCCATAAATGCCTTTACGCATAGATACTTCGGCTGAAGGATGATCCTGTTGTGGAGCAGTTCCTGAAGTGCCATGTCCACATCAGACGGCGTGAGCTCTCCTCTCGTATAGGTTGCCTTCAGCTTCTTTTTGTTGATCCAGCGTATGTGTCCTGGCATACCTTTCAGCCCGAACTCCCGGTCGTAGCTGTATGGAGCAAGCGTCGGCTGGTCAAAGGCCAAGCCAAGGTCCAGATCATACAGTAGCTGGGCGATCCGTTCAACCTCACTCGTGATCTTCTCCCGGTCCGGTGTGCCGTCTTTGTTTTCAAGGTATGTTGTGTCTTCCATCCTGTAGACGAACTTCTCTATGTCGTCATCGGCGATAAAGATTACTTCTTCAGGCGTGTGATTGATAATCCAGTACAGCGTTGACATGAAGTTCCATGCCTCCCCCTCCGGGATCGTAAGCATGTCATCTATGCCGGCCTTCCTGTATTCTTCCGCTTCGCTCTCCCTGACCACGTAGGTGCAATACTCGAACAGGTGCTTTGTCATTATCTTGTTTGCACGTTTATACGACATGCAGTAGATGTTAAACATATTCGCACTCATAGTATTTCCTCATGGTCAATCCATACTTAATCTGAGGATCGTACCTTCTGACATCATAGCCGAGAAGCTGTTTGCAGCGCAGGTACGCAAGGTTCAGGCCGGCAGCCGCAACGAAGGCAAGTGAGGCATTCACCCTCGGGTTGCACTCCAGCAGCTTAACGTTGTTCTCGTTGACCATAAAGTCGAAGCATGC